CGCAGGGTCAGGCAACTAAAACCTAAAAGGGTATGACAGCACAACAGACTAATAATTACAACGACCTGCTAAACCAGTACGAAAAGCGGGCAGACTTGACACCAGGCCAGCAGCAACTTCTGTACACACTGGCCTGTGTCACAATTGAAGAGAAGCACCTGCAGGATTACTGCGACGAGCACGGCACCTGCTACCAGGTAGTAGGCAAATCAGGCGACACCTACAGCCGCATGCGTCCAGAGTGGCAGCAGCTCAAGGAGGCGCGCCACCGCAAGCAGATTATCATTACGCGCCTGGAGAACTGGATTGGCGAAGGCAAGGAAGTAGCAGACGAGGCAGACAAGTATTTTGGATGATTGACCTGCGCAATTGTGACTGCATGGAATACCTGGCCACGTGCGAGGACAACGCCTTTGACCTTGCGATTGTTGACCCGCCCTATGGCATAAACTGCGACGGCGCAAATGCTACATCGGGAAGTCATGGAGGCAGAAAAGCACACGATTGGAAAGGTTGGGACAAGCACCGACCGTCGTCAAAATATTGGCGCGAGCTATTTAGAGTTAGCGTGCATCAAATCGTTTGGGGCGCTAATTACTTTGCGGAGCATTTGCCGTCGTCGATGGGTTGGGTTTTTTGGGACAAAGGTCAGCGAGGGCTAACAATGAGCGACGGCGAATTAGCTTTTACAAGCTATAAGAGACGCCTTGAAGCCGTCACTATTAACCGTGTTGAACTGTTAAAAGACGGCACGATTCACCCAACACAGAAGCCTGTCAAGCTGTACGAGTGGCTGTTGATGAATTACGCCAAAGACGGCGACCGCATTCTTGACACGCACCTAGGCAGCGGCTCAATCGCGTTGGCCTGCCACAACCTAGGCTTTGATATGGTTGGCTGTGAACTTGACGAGGACTACTACAACGCGGCATGTAAACGCTTGAAACAACACCAGGCACAACAGCGCATGTTTTGAGTTACCACTTTGACGACGCAGCAGCAGACCGCGCTGTTGAATTTATCGAGCGCTTTTGCACGCACGTCAAGGGCGAGCTGGGCGGCAAGCCGTTTTTGCTGGAGAAGTGGCAGAAGGACGACATCATCCGCCCGCTGTTTGGCTGGAAGAAGGAAGACGGCACGCGCAGATACCGCACCTGCTACGTCGAGATTCCTCGCAAAAACGGCAAGTCTAACTTGAGCGCGGCCATTGCGCTTTACATGCTTTTTGCTGACGGCGAGCCAGGCGCGGAGGTGATCAGCGCGGCAGGCGACCGTGGCCAAGCCAACATTGTCTTCAACATTGCGCAGGAGATGATTAACAACAGCCGCCACTTGCGCAGCAGGGCACGCGTATTGCGCAATGTGGTGCAGTACAAGTCGAGCTGGTATAAGTCAATCAGCGCAGAGGCGTACACCAAGCACGGTCTTAACTGCCACGCCGTCATTTTTGACGAGCTGCACACGCAGCCAAACCGCGACTTGTGGGACGTGCTGACGACATCGACAGGCGCACGGCGCCAGCCGCTTGTCATGGCACTAACTACAGCGGGCCACGACCGCGCCAGCATCTGCTACGAGGTGCACGAATACGCCAAAGGCGTGCGCGACGGTGTAATTGACGACGACACGTTTTTGCCTGTGCTGTACGCTGCTGACATTGACGACGACTGGACAGACGAGGCGACGTGGCGCAAGGCCAACCCTGGCTTTGGCAGCATCTGTCACAAAGACTACTTTGAACAAGCTGTTAAGAATGCCAAGGCCAACCCTAGCATGGTGAACAGTTTCTTACGTTTGCACCTAAATATCTGGACATCAGCAGAAACGGCCTGGATTCCTGACGACATCTGGATGCTAGGCAACAAACCAATACCCTATGACAGGCTGCATACACTTCCTTGCTATGGTGGACTTGATCTTGCATCTACACAAGACCTCACTGCATTCGCGCTACTTTTTGCTGACGTGGAGCACGATTGTCTGTATTTGCTTGTTCATCAGTTTGTCAACTCAGAAAAAGCGCACACGAAGAAACTGAGCGCAGGCATTGACTACATCGCGTTTGAGCGCGAGGGCGACATCACAATCACGCCAGGCAACGTCACTGACTACAGGATAGTAAAGGACTACATCAACGCACAGTGCGCCAAGTACGACGTGCGCAGCATTGGGTACGACCCACGCTTCAGCACCTACATTGTCAGCGAGCTAGAGGCCGACGGCGTGCAGATGGCGCCAATGGCACAGAACATTACAACCATGAACGGGCCAACTAAAGAGTTTGAGATGGCCGCAATGAAGGGCAAGATTATACACGGCGGCAACCGCTGTATGCGCTGGCAAATGGGCTGCGCTGTGGTGTACACAGACGTCAACGAGAACAAGCGCGTAACAAAGGAAAAGCAAGAGAACAAGAAAGTGGACGGCGTGATTGCCAGCATCATTGCCATGAACGAATACTGCCACACACTGGGCGCCGATGATTTCTTTTTTGACGTCTTGGATTTGTAACTTACCTTGCTTATATTCTAGCTTCACTCGCACTGCATGGCTACACTATCAGACCGTTTGAGCGCCTTGTTTCGCTACCGCGTGGGCAAGTACAACAGCCAGACAATCGAGGCCGAAATGGGCATCAACCCAATCGTGCGCAGCGGCGTCAATGTTACGGAGCAGAGCGCACTGGCTATCTCCACAGTCTACGCTTGCATCAACAAAATTGCAAGCACTATTAGCAGCTTGGGTCTTGAGATTTACGTGCAGGACGGGCGCAACATGGAAGTGGCCAACCAGCACCCAGCGTACGACCTGATCACGGCAGCGCCTAACGAGCATCAGAACGCCTACGACTTCTGGGAAACGCTAATGTCTAGCGCGTTAATGTACGGTTGCGGCTATGCCATCATTGAGCGCAACGCACGAGGTTATGCAGAGCGCCTTGTGCCCGTGAGCTACTACGACGTGGACGTTAAGGAGGTAGAGGGCGAGCGCGTGTTTGTCATTCGCGACTACGGCGCCGTCACGCAGGACAACATGCTGGAGATTTCCTGCATGAACAAGATGTCGCCAATTCGGCTGCATCGCGAGAACATGGGCCTGGCCAAGGCGGCGCAGGACTTTGGCAGCGAATATTTTGGGCAGAAGGGCCAAATGACTGGCGTGCTGGCATCAGACCAGCCACTGCGCAAAGAGCAGATGGACGTTATTCAGAACAGCTGGAACCAGAGCGCAATGAACGCAGGCACCAAGCTGCTTCCGTTTGGCTTTAAGTATCAGCGCATCACCATTACGCCAGACGAGGCACAATTTATCGAGACGCGCAAGTTCCAAGCCGAGGAGATTTGTCGCATTTACAGCGTGCCCACGTCGTTGGTGCAGCTGCCGTCGCAGACGACCTTCAACAACGTTGAGCAGCAGAACCTGCAGTTTGCACGTCACACGATTGCACCTTGGGCGAAGCGCATTGAACAGGAGATTGATCGCAAGCTGATCCAGAGTTTTGAGCGCCCAGAGGTGTACAGTAAGTTCAACATGAATGACCTGTACCGTGGCGACCTTGCAGCGCGGACGAACTTTTACCAGCAGATGCTTCAGAGCGGTGTGATGAGCATTAACGAGGTGCGGGCCAAGGAGCAGATGAACCCGACAGAGGGCGGCGACGTGCACACAGTGCAAATCAACCAAATCGCGCTAGACCGCCTCGGCGAGTACAGCGACAAAGTAAGTAATGATGGAGGACAACCAACAGTATAAAGACGCTGAAAAGCGGACGATGGGCACCATTGAGGTGCGCGAGGCCGACAGCGACGACATGGTGCTTGAGGGCTATGCCGCTGTATTTAACAGCGAGACGGACCTTGGGCACTTCCGTGAGGTGATTAAGCCTGGTGCATTTGACGACGTGATGACAAACGACGTGCGCGCGCTGATTAACCACGACCCGAATTTGATTCTTGGACGTACCGAGAACGGCACACTGGAGTTGAGCACAGACGAGCGCGGGCTGAAGTACCGCGTCAAGCTGGGCAATCAACAGTATGCAAAAGACTTCTACGAAAGCGTTAAGCGCGGTGACATCAGCCAGAGCAGCTTTGCATTTACAATCAAAGACCAGAGCTGGAACGAAGAGCGCACCGTGCGCAGCGTAGACAAGGTGCGGCAGTTGTTGGACGTGTCACCAGTGACCTATCCAGCATACGCAGCCGCCACGGTGCAGGCGCGTGAACAACAGCTTGAGCTTGACGACGCTATCGCGGAAGCGGTGGCTGATACAGATACAACTACAAACGAACCACAAATTCAAGAACCCATGAATCTCAACGAGATGAAGGCGACCCGTGCTAAGCACGCGGACCGCTTTGAAGAGTTGGTTAACGTCGCAGAAACTGAAAACCGCGACTGGACCAACAACGAACAAGAAGAAGCCGACCTTTGCAAGCGCGAGGTTGAGCGCCTCGACGGCAAGATTGCACGCCGCCAGGCTCACGAAGACATGATCGCACGCCAGGCCCAGATGGGCGGCGCGTCAGTGTCCGAGGCCAAGGAAATCAACAAAATTAACCGCTCTTTCAGCCTCAGCCGTGCTGTGCAAGCTGCCAGCTTTGGCAAGGCACTCGAAGGCGCAGAAGCTGAGTGGGCGCAAGAAGCGGCCAAGGAGTACCAGATGCGCGGCCTGCAGATGAGCGGCCAGATCGGCATTCCAGCGTCAGCATTGTTTCGTGCTGGTTCTGCCGACGACTTCCAAGCTGACAGCGGTGACGGCTCTGGCTTTGTTGCTACTTCTGTCCCTGGCGTGATTGACGCCTTGCGTACACCAACTTTGGCCGAGCGCGTCGGCGTTACTACCATCTACAACGCAACAGGTAACCTTAAGTTCCCACGCGTTTCTGCCAAGGCTGCAGGTACTGAAGAAGGCGAGGTCGATGCAGATGCTGCGTCTGGCTTAGAGCTCGACGAGGTGACACTGTCACCCATCCGTGTGGCTGCCAACACCAAGTACAGCAAGCAGTTGATTCTGCAGGGCGGTGCTCAGGTGGACGCTATGATTTCACGCGAGCTGGCCGCTGGTATCAATGAGACCATTGACAAGGCTGTGTTTGCCAAGGCTGCTGCTGGTGCTGCTGCAGCTCACAGAGTTGACAAAGAAGGAACAGCTGCATACGCAGACATTGTGAAAATGCAACGCGACGTGTTGCAGGACGGCGCTGATTTGTCGCGCTGCGTGTACGTGGCAAACCCTACAGCCATGAGCATTTTGAAGCCAGACGCCGCTGTGACTAGCGTGAGCGCTGTGGTTGAAAATGGCCGTATCGACGGATACGAAACATTCTTTACGCCACAAGTTGCAGACTCGACAGCGTTGGAAGGTGCAATGTTGTTTGGTGATTTCCAGCTTGGTATGGTGTTGGCGTTCTTTGGTGGTATCGACTTGTTGGTCGATCCATACAGCAACGCAGGCACTGCGCAGATTGCTTTGCACGTCAACAAGTTCTACGATACCGAGGTGCGCCAGCCAGACGCGTTGGCCTACCTGTTTGACTTTAACTAATTCGCATAACTGGGAAGCCTGGCAATTGGGCTGGGCTTCCTTTTTTTTCACATTACCATGCATATTGTACGCGGCAACCATACAGACGGTGTAGACTTGGTGTCATTGAGTGACATGAAGGAGTTTCTGCGTGTAGACAGCACTGATGAAGACACTACTATAACAGCGCTGCTCGATACTGCCGCAGCATGGATTGAAGACTACACAAACCGACTCTTGCACCCTAATGGGACTGCAACTTTTTACCTGGAGCGTTGGCGCCCTGCGTCGTTAGCTTATGGGCCAGTGACCGCCATCGGTTCGGTAAAATACGATGACACAGCAGGCGTAGAGCAGACGTTGGACGCGTCGAAATATTATAGCGAAAAGACGCACGATGGCAGCATAATGATTTATTTTCATGACACGCCAGACCTAGAAACGTACAACGCGCACCCGATTAAAATTAAATGCACAGTTGGGACAGCGCCACAGCAAAACGTAAAACACGCTGTGCGCATGCTGGTTGCTCACTGGTACGAGAACAGGCGCGCAGTAGTGACAGGCACAACGCCTGTGCAGGTTCCTATGGCAGTTGAGTCGCTGTTAAATGTTGAACGCATTATCGACCATAGGCAGTGAACATCGGCTACCTAGACAGACGCATTATCATCCAGAGCGCCACGCGCACTGCTGACAAGTACGGCCAGACCGTGCCTGCATGGGAAAGCTATGCCACGGTGTGGGCTGCGCTTGACAACAAAAGCGCTAGCAGCGCTGTACTGCAGGAGCAGGAGACAAGCACAAACCGCGTGACGTGGCGCGTTCGCAGCAGCGTAAAGACGCGAGCTGTAACGCCAAAGTATCGCATCAGCTACGGCGGCGATATCTACAACATCTTGGCTGTGCAAGAGATTGGCCGCAAGAGCGAGCTGCACTTTATTACTGAACGCGTAGTGTCGGAGTGATGGGCGCTATTAAAATAGACGGCATGAAGGAGCTGGAGCGCAAGATTGAGCGCCTGGCCAAGTGGAGCGAGAAAGACGCACAAAAGCTGCGTGCCATTGACGAGCGCGTAGCGGAGGTGTACAACGTGGCGCTGCGTGCTAACATTAAGGACGCCAAGGACGACATCTACGTCTACAACAAGGGCACAGGTCCAGGACGTAACCAAGGCAGCAAGGACGGCGAGCGCAAGAATGTGCGAACCATGACGCGGCCAGGTACATTGCGTCGCAGCATTAAGACGTTTAGACGGAGCAACAAGGCAATCACGCTGGCAGGACCAAAGACAAGCCGTAAGGGCGGCAGCTTGAAGCGCAACAGGCAAAATGGTTGGTTTGCAAGCATCGTAGAGAACGGCAGCGGCTTTGGCCCAGCACGCAACAAGGGCTTGTTTTCGCGCACCCAGAAGTCCACACGCAACCGTATGCAGCAGCTGCGCAACCGCTTGCTACGTCAGGAATTTGAACGCTTTATGAAATGAAGGTAGGAGCAGCCATATACGTTTTGCTAGGCGCGGACAGCGACGTGTCTGCCATTGTAGGCACGCGCATTTACCCAGAGCTGGCGGAAGAGGGCGCGTCTGCACCATACATTGTTTACAGCGTGGTGTCTAACACGCCAAGCGACACAAAGGACGGCGCGCCTATCGACGAGGCGCAGCTAGAAATTTTTAGCGTCGGCACAACATACGCAGCAGCCAACGACCTTGCGGACAAGGTGCGTGCTGCATTGGACAGAAAGGAGCGAACTATAGTGGACACGGTAACGGTGCAGAGCATACACTACACTAACGAAGTAGTGGAGGTCAGCGAAAAGCGCGACCTTTATATTAGCGTGCAAGACTATACAGTAAGAATTACAAGATGATTGAATTTATTCTCAACAACTGGGCCGAGCTACTTATTGGCCTTATGGCATTTGTGAAGGTTGTAGTTAACCTCACACCTACAGAAAAAGACAACCAGATATTTGGATATTTGGACAGTCTGATTAATATGATTATCGCAGATCGCATCAAACCCAACAACGAGAAATAATGGCAGCAACAGCAGGTATTATGAACGGCTCCCAGCTTCGGGTGCAGTTCGCAGACGACGGAGGTTCAGTCACATTGGTTGACCACCTCACAGATCTTTCTGTGTCTTTTAGCACAGAGACACGTGACACTACAACAAAAGACAACGGAGGCTATCGCGCAATTTTGCCAGGGCTTAAGACGTTGACAGTAACTTTTACGGCATTCTATGCAGCAGACGCAGCCAACGGCTACGAGGAACTGTTTGCAGATATGGAAGCAGGGCAAAAGTTGGATGTTAAGATTGCTTCTTTCCAGCAGTCCGACGACTCTGAAATTACGGACGACATGGATATTGCATTTGACGCATACTGCACCAGCCTTGAGTTGAGCGCAGGTACTGAAGACAACGCGTCTTACACCGCTACTTTGGAGTGCGTGTCTGACCCTGCATTTGTTCCTAGCGCATGACGATTAACCTAGACGGACGGACATTTCCAGTTAAGGCTAACATGCGCGCCTGGCGCAGCTTTGAGCAAGCGACTGGACACAAGGTGGCAAACATTGACAGCGAAGACGTCACACTGATGCCCGAGCTGCTGTTTTACTTTGTGCAGGAGGGCTGCAAGAAGCAGGGCATGACCTTTGACATGGAAGTGGACGACTTTCTGGGACTGATCGACGTGCAGGATCTGACTGCTGTTGTCGAGGTGATTGAAGCCTCCATGACTCCGCAAAAAAAAACGGAGAACACGGAGACAACACACCACTTGAATGGGACGAAATAGAAGAGCTTGGACTTGGGCTGCTGGGCCTGAGTCCTTGCCTTCTGTATGACCTCACATTTCGAGAGTTTGGCAACGCGGTTCGCGGTCGCTACAAAGCTCAAGAGGCGCAGCAACGCGTCGACTGGGAACGTACGCGATGGCAAACCGCGTTACTGCTAAATGTACACACAAAGAAAGGGAGCAACGTGAGGCCTAAAGACCTTGCAGTATTTCCTTGGGAAGAAAAGCCAAAGACTGGCATTCACACTGGCTGGGCACAGCTCAAAGCAATAGCAAAGAAAAATGGCGAAACTAGGAGACCTCGTAGTACGGGTAGGGCTTGACCCTAGAGACCTGAACAAAAAGCTGGGCACAGTGCAGCGCAACCTGCGCAGCATGACAGGTAACATCCAGCGGCTTGGTCAGGATATGACGCGCAGTTTGTCCTTGCCTTTGGCGGCAGTGGGCGCAGCAGCAGTCAAAAGCGCAGCAGACCTTGAGACGCTGGAGACTTCGTTCGTGAGCTTGACAGGCGGCGCACAACAGGCTGCAATGATGATGAAGCAGCTTAACGAGTTTACTGCCAGGACTCCGTTTCAAATTGAAGCTGTAGCTAACAGTGCGCGCCAGCTGATTGCTAGTGGCACAGACATTAGCCAGGTTAACGAACAACTGCAATTTCTTGGCGACATTGCAGCGACCAGCGGCAAGAGCATTGACGAGATAACTGCAGTCTTTGCCAAGGTGCAGGCTAAAGGCAAGGTTGAGCTAGAAAGCCTAAACCAATTAGCAGAGCGCGGCATTCCAATCTTTACAGCACTGAGCGAAGCTACAGGCTTGCCTGCTGAAAAACTAGGCGCGGGCCGTGTCACAGTTGAGCAGTTCAACGCCGTGCTGAAATCATTTGCAGAAGAAGGCGGCTTTGCATCTGGTGCTATGGAGCGCTTGAGTCAGACGGCAGCTGGCAAGTTTAGCACGGCGCTAGACAACGCAAAGCAAGCGCTTGCAGTTGTTGGTGAGAAACTGCTGCCGCTAGTGTCGCAGGGCCTAGACGCTTTAACTTCTGCCTTCCGTGGGTTTGGCAACTTAAGCGACACAACTGTGAAGCTCGGCCTTGCTATTGGCACAGTAGTGGCGTCACTTGGGCCGCTGCTCGTGTTGTTGCCACAGATAGCGGCAGGCATTAAGCTGGTAAACTTTGCGTTTCTGTCAACAGCGCCAGGCGTATTGGCTTTAAGCGTTGCCTTGGGCGCCATCGCTGGATTGTTTTTGCGCGTGCGCAAAGAGGCCAAAGGCGCAACCGATCAGGTGCGCAAACAAGAGGCGGCGCTCGTGAGTTTAAACAAGACACAGCTTGCAATGGAGGCAGGCATTAAGTTGACAGGCGACACGACAAAAGACGTAGCGCGCGCTGAAAAGTTTAGAGCTGACAGTTTGAGCAAGGTTGCTGATGCACAGGCAGAGCTTACTAGGCTGGAGGAGGCAGCTGCCCAGGGCGACGCACTTGTTAAGGCAGGTTTGCGCGATAAGATTGCAGCTCTGCGCGATTACATCAACACCTACGACCGCAGTGCAGAGGCAGCCACGCGATTAATTGAGGTGCTGCAACATGAAACAGACGTGTTTAACGATAGCACGGCAGCGGTTCAGAACAACGTCGATACATTGGGCAAGCTCTTTAGCATGCTTGAGGAGGTACAGGTTAGCGCTGAAGCGGCAACCATGACCATGGGCGAGTTTTTCAGTATGCTTGAAAACACACAAGCATATGAAGTAGCTCAAAGAGGAATGCAAACCGTGACAGCAAGCGCTGATGCTATGCAGCAAAGTATTTCACAAGCATTTGGTAGCGCTATTGCGTCAGCTGAATCTTTTAAAGATGGTCTGATTGAGGTAGCTCGCAGAATCATCAAGCAATATTTAGCTATGGGCGTCGCAAAAGCCTTGGCACAAGGCAATGTGCCGAAAGCTATCGGCATCAGCGTCGCAGGTGGATTGCTCGACCGCATCCAAGTGCCAGCGCTGGCCAACGGCGGCCTTGCATACGGCCCGACCATGGCTATGGTTGGCGACAACAGAAATGCGGCGATTGATCCTGAAGTTGTGGCGCCATTGAGTAAATTAAAAGAGATGATGGGTGGCGGCGTCGTCGAGGTTGTCGGACGCATTAAGGGCGACGACATTTTCTTGAGCAACGCACGCAATACTAGCAATCGCACACGGTACGCATGAGCAGTTATCTGTACGCAAAAGGAGTAGGCGAAAGCCTGAACGAGGACAGCTACGAGGTGCGCATTATACGCACAGCGTCAGGCTCTGACCTAACAACAGAGTTCAGCTTGGCTGCCAACGGCTTTGCACTAAAGTACGAGAGCGTTGAAGACAGCGCGCTAGTGCCAGGCATTATGCACTCGCGGTGTGAGGTTACGACGCTGTGGCCCGAAAGCGTGCACAGTGCGCTAGACACCCTGCTAACTGATTTAACAAACAGCACGGACGGCGACTTTTTACTAGAGATTTTGCGTGACAGCAGTCGCATTTGGGTTGGCAGCATATTGGTCGAGGAGTTCACAGTCGACGAGGACAGCACAAACAAGGAGGTGCAAATCGTGGCAACTGATGCAATCAGCTTGCTCAAACACGTTGACTACAACGACGACGGCACAGCTTACAGCGGCTACCAGACAGTAGTCGAAATTCTAGAAAATATTCAGGACAAGTGGGCGCTGCATGATTACTTGAATGAGCAGAGCAATAGTTCAGATTCACGAATATCGTGGGCCGAGGACGTGTACAGCGAGGACGACTACATAGCCGCACTAGGTACGCACCCTGTTGGCACAATTCTACAAACTATCGAGCGCTCACACATACACAGCAACCCGTGGAGCTTCGAAAACAGCGATGGAAATACAGAGTACATCAGTTGTTATGAATTGCTTATGTCGTTGTGCATTACCTACCAATGGCGTTTATATAGTTATGGAAGCAGCTGGTACCTGGTGCCTGTTGCGTTAGCTGGACAGGCTACACATGGCAGCAAGCTTATGTACGACGGGAACGTTGTACAGGCAAACAACATAGTACAACAGTACCAGTACCAGAAAGATGTAGCCAACGACGTGCGGCAGAAGGACGCCAACTGGCAAATTAGCTACACACCGCCACACAATGAAGCGCGCTTGACGCGCAACACGTCAGACGGCAGCAGTGTCGTTAGTGGCTTTAACTTTGCAGCAGGCACGGCCTTGGCTGACCTTGACGTCGTGTACCCTGGCGCAGACACAGAATCAACAGACGTTTATTATCGGTTTCAGGGCCAATTTAAATTTAGCCAGTCAGCACAAAGCGTGACAGGTTCACCTATTGCCGAGGTTTTTCTGCGTTTTACAATTGCTTACGGCGACACTAGCACACAGTATTACACAAATACGCTGCAAGACTATGTTGGTTTTATTACGACGCTTGCTTTGACATCTGTAACGGCTGATGGCGTACCTGTAATTCCTGTTGATCCAGAATACAGTTCAAGCGCTGGTTATTTTTGGTTTAAAGGGCCAGACAACAGCGGAGCTTATGATGTCGAAGAGGACATTGAAAGGTTCATGTACTTCGACTTCATTGTGCCGCCGCCGCCGACAGAAAAGACTGGCCTAACAATTACGCCTGATTTTATAGTTGCAGATGCAAATGGTGTAAACAACAGCACATACAAAAACGCACTAACAACGTCCTTCGTTTATTTAAAGGTTAGCAAATTTAGCAACGACCAGCTAGAGGCCGTGCCAGACTTTGACATAGTAGCAGCGGCAAGTACAGGCCGAGGCTCGCTAAATCTTGGCACTACTTACGTCGGACAGCTAGGACAAACCATGGGACGCATTGACGTGCAAACAAGCCCAGGCGTGTATAGCAGCACGTCCAACTGGGTATGTCAAGACAACGACAACACACGCCAAATTAACACGCTCGCTGTTGAGGAAATTTTGGCAAGGCACAACAAGCCAAAAATTGTGGAACGTGGCACCATTGTAGTGCGTGGCACAAGTGCCGCCTTGCCTACACCGTTCAACTTTTTTTACGATCTAGACGAGCTGACGTCATACGCGCCAGTCAATTGGCAGCTAAACGCTACGGCATGTGAGGTCGACCTGACGCTGCGCAAAACTGGGCGTGACAACATAGGCATGACGACTGAAGCGCAAAACACTGGCAAGGTGCCAGATGCGCCCATTGGCGGCAGCACAGGCCAGGACGTCGTAAAACCATTGCCTAACGTGCGCGGCTATAACAAAGAAGCGTTTGCAAAGTTTGATGAAAATTGGTCGGGTGTAATTGGCAGCGAAACGCTAGAAGCGTATTTCACCGTGCTGCCAGATGGTACAGGAAGACGTATAGACAATCAAGGCGAATCGCCAACAGAAGGCTACGACATCAGCCGAAAAATTTATTTCAAATTGCTTGGCCTGCAAGGTGCAGCAGACGGCGGCTGGCTCTCGCTGCCCGTGTTTCAACCAGATTTAAACGATACACTAGCCGACGCTTTTGAGTTAATCGACCTGTACATGGCGCAGCTGACAACAGCTACAGCTGGCGCGTACACTTTCCTAGTCACTTATAGCGAGGTGTTAAATCTTTTGCTTGACAACTACGCGGGCGCGCAGGCGGCCTTTAGTCTACGCAAGTTGCGCGCGGGATACACTGGCAACTGCATTAAAGTGAGACGCAGCAGTGACAACACAACGCAAGACATTGGTTTTAACAGCAATCTCGAGCTTGACACAGCAGCGCTGTTGACTTTTTGCGGCAGCGGCGACGGCTTTGTGCATACCTGGTACGATCAAAGCACTGCAGGACGTAATGCAGTCAACACCAGTACAGGAGAGCAGCCAAGGATTGTAAGTAACGGAAACTTAAGACAATCAAATGGCAAGGTAGCGGTCGAGTTTGACGGAACTAACGACACGTTGCTCACTGGTGCCTTTGCGCCAAACCCGAACGGCGCCTATAATTTAGCCGCTGTTCATGACCACAAGGTTGTAAACGTCGGGCAGCAAATAGGCTCAAGCTGGAGTGGAACGCAGTCTACGCAGAATTTTATTGTCAATATGAAAGGTGACGCAAAAATGCGTTTTGCCGTGCGTTACAGTAATAACCAATTGCCACGGCCAGACAGCACAGGAACATTTACAGCAAACACGCAAATTATTAGCACAGCAACATTTGGTTACAACATTTGCGAAGCTTACTACAACGGCACTCAAGAGCTTGACAAGGAAAGTCAGGCGATTAACGCTACACCAAA